AAAATACAACAAAAGCTACACCTATACAAATACCAATATCTGCTACATTAAAAATAGGCCATATACGGAAATCAAAAAAATCCACTACTCCATGAATCATGTATCGGTCAATACCATTACCAATAGCACCTGAAACTAATAATGCGGATCCGATTTGCAAAGTCCAATGACCCTTAGCTAGTCGCTTCCAGTAAAAGGCACAAACGGCTAATAGAATAATAGCTACTAGTAAGAAAAACCATCGTTGATTCGCTAACATACCAAAGGCTGCACCGCGATTGATAATATAGGTAAGGTGAAATACATTAGGAATAACAGGCAAAGATTCACCTAACAAAAAATGATTCATTACATAATATTTAGTTAATTGGTCCAATAATAACCAAATGATAAGTACTGTATAAAACAAGATTAACTCCCTTACTATAATATAATTCTTAATAGTCCTATTATACTAAGTTACGCAAATTTAGGCAAAATAAAAAGCCCCTCAATGAGGGGCGTGTTTTATTTGTGATTACTCAGCGGAAATTATTTAAAAGTGCCATCTACCCACGTTATTACTGGATTTTATGTGTTTTAGGTTGAGCAACGGTTAAGCAACCGATTTAAACTTAAACTAATTTTAAAGCTCTCACATTTATATTTCTCGGATAGAATAGTGGAGCCCAAAGAACTTAATGAGCTTTAAAACGTTGGCTCGGTTATACTTTGACGGAGCAGAAATTATTAATGTTTTATCACTATTAACATATACTGCCTTTACATCATCTGTCCAAATAAAATCAGGAAAATGCTCGACCAATCTAAGGTCTTTCCATGTTTCCCTACTAACAAGAAGTATGTCTTTTCCTAGCCTCTGTTGCATTGAGCATATTATATCCCATGCATCGGCATAGTTGTCTACTTTTATCGCGTCCCTCATAAAATGTGGGTCTTTGTTAAATACTTTCAGCATTACTCCCACCTCCTATTATTACCCTAATTACACCATATTTTTACCTTATCTGCAATTACTACTTATAAACAAAAAAAGGCCTTACCAGGACATATTCCCAGTAAGGTCTTTTGCATTATTATAGTCAATCCATGAGTCCACCTGCTCATGCTCAGGAGATATATGGATCACTTCCTTAGTTCTTAGTTGCAAGATAAATAACAGTACCACCTAATAAGATGTTTAACAACTTACTTTTGCGTTGCTCCATCTTGGCTTTGTGTATTTCTTTCTTTTGCTCGTTCAAGTATATTTCTGCTTTCTCTAATGATAGCTTTTGCTCGTTCAGCATCTTCTCTTGCTTCTGTAGTAAGTTCCGTGCTTCTGTTAATTGCGTTCTCTGTTCTTTGATTAAGTTCAACGCTTCGATTAATTCGTTCTTCTGTTCGCTCGTTGATAGCTTGGCTACTCTCAACTGCATTTCTAACTCGTTGATTGTAGTCAACTGCCTGTTGATTGTACTCTCTAGCGTGTCGAAGTTCGTTTTCAGCGTTGCGTATTCCTGTGGTGTCAATGTTACTGCTTCTGTTGGTGTAGATCCATACACAGGTGAGTAAGATGACAATGCCAGCAATAATACACAACCAACGATAACCACAAATGCTCTGTAAATAGGATTTGACTTTATCATTCATAATACCTCCTAAATCACACTGCCCCATTCTTGGGCATAATATTTAGCTTTACCACGAATTACATCTCCTCCGGAACCAGGAGTGTCGCCCTCACGTACAACCCATAAGTCCCATCGTTCACATGTTGTGGTAGGTCCGTATGGTTCGTGAGCATAATAGCCATCCATGTTATCAGCAGCCTCAGCATGACTGAGGACATGCCCAATATCACATGGAATACCCAGGTCTACACACAGCAAAGCTACGACTTGCGCTAAAGTTTCAATCTGTGCATCCGTAGGAGCATATTCGCCAAGGTCATCAGTCCATTGAGCGCCATAGGCACAGTCTAGTGCAATGCCAATTGCTCCACCATTGCGCATATATGTATGACTTTTAGTATCCGTCAATTCTCCATCAACGTAGATATTTCCATCCCTATCAATGTTAATGTGGTAGTCATCAAATTGTTGGTTATACCTGCCTGCCGTCCAGTGCAAATATATTTTATTGATTTTGCCTAAAGCTCTACAGCAATAATCGTTTAAGTCAGTAAGACTAACGAGGTGCATTATAATCACTCCTTTCATTTATTATGGTATTAATTGGCGTTTTGGGCGGTTCTTCTAACTTATCCGGGATACCATTATTATCCCTATCAACGCTAAGCCATAATAATCCTGTGAGTGATACTATCACGCCCGGGGCACCAAACATATGATCAATTAAGAATGCCCCCATTGTTATGATCTTATCGTTTGTGCTAGATATTTCTCCTAAATAAAATGAAATAGCATATGTCATTGTTGCCAATATAATTGGGGTTAGCATTATAAGTATGAGTATTCTTGCACCCCATACTAAAGTAGGGTGGACTTTCGCCACCCTAACAGATTGATATGATTTTTTTAAAACATTAATGAGCTTTGGCGGTATGTTCATGAAATTCCTCCTTTAACTCATCTATACGCGACTCCATTCCGTTAACCCTTGTGGCTAGTTTCACGTGTTCTGTATATGCTTTTACACGTTCTTCCCTCGATAACTTGATTTCATTCTTTAAATCGTTAAGGGTTTCTGTAAGAACCCCCATTTTTTCTTGAAAGACCAACGTATCTTGTAAGTGTTGTAAATCACGCTTTTCTAACAGCGGGAGCACCAATACTTTATAGGTAAGGCCTGCGACTATACTAACTATAGTTAGCGTTGTTAGTATGTCGTTAAGTTCAAATTGCCATGTCCACATTTAATTATCTCCTTACTAAATAAAGTATTATACTGTTTCCCAAACATTACTGTAAATATTCCATTTCTTAGTCTCATCAGGGTTATATACTTCAAAGTCAACTTTATAAATACCAATATCACTAGGTGGAACAGACTCATCTGCCACTACAATCTTATTAAGCATATATTTAGGATAATTATTATTACCTAAATCCAAATTACCATCTTTCCACACAAAGTTAGGAATGTATAATATCTTAATATTAGAATGCCTAAATGCGTCTTTATCAATTTCAGTAGCTTTTGGTAATTTCACGATATTATAATCAGTACCTATAAATGCTTCTGCCCCAACTTTTGTAACATTCGGGCAGGTAAGCTCTCCTTCTAAGTCGCTACGACCATAGAACTGTCTAGCTGGAATCTCGATAGCAGTTGCTGCATCAAAAACAGGTGCAGGGTTTGGTCCTGGTTGTGGTTGAGGTGGTTGATTCTTATTTGCTAAGTTGTTAATAATCCCAACAAGTTCACTATCAGAATACCCTTTTGCATTAGCACCTTTTACCGCATCAAGGATATATCCATAAGTACTAGCAGGCTCAATGCTATTGATTTCT